TCAAAGCCTTTCCGGTTGAACCGTTCAGAAGTAAAAAGCGTTACTTCGTTGTCGTACCGCTGAAGCATGGTGATCTGGTCTTTAACAATGCCTGCTAAAGAATACCCTTCATTAAAATCCTGAAACGGTGTTAAAATTGCTACCTTCATAAATCTCCTTTCATTTGATGTAAAATGTTTGCGCTGTTGATTCCTTTAGCCTTGATAATATCCTTTTGCCCTGAACAATTACCCGGTCCCCAACATCAACCGTATTATCAGTAAAGCATGTTTCGGTTGCCCCGGTTGACAGCGTGACCGTATAACCACCATCAGAATTTTTATATGATACGGTTCCAACCTTTTCCGGCTGGCCCCGATCCTGAACAAGCTCTTTCATTTCAGCCAGAACATTTTTCATAGCTTCTTCCTGACGGTTAAAGAACACCGGATAGTTACCGGTGTTTTGTCGGTCATTTTTTTAACGCTGATTGACCAGCCGGTAATTTTCCCCTTGAACGTTGCACCTATTGAAGCATCAGCAACTTCACAGATTTTCCCCGGTCTTGGAAGATCGGTCCAGGGAAGGCTGAATTCATAATCCTTAGAATCAAACCCGTTTTCATCAAGAAAGTTTCTTCCCTTTTCTTTCCCGGCCATAGTTGCCGCACACAAATTATTGACAATATCATCAGCCTGTTTATCACCGGCGCCGCGAACAACAGTAACTTCCATTATTTTTCACTCCTGAGAAGTATTTTAAACGAATCAAGGCCCAGTTCAGGCGGTTCTATCTGCCAGACATCATATTTTGTTGTATATTCTGCCTTGCCGATCCCCAGCGTGTCTGATGTTGCGCTCTGGGCAATTACCTTTTTTTGCCCTGATTTTGTAACGGTTCCAAGATCAGTATCCCACCACGTAAAATCATCCAGGCTGTCAATAGGATATTGTGTTTCAGGCGGTTCTTCCCCGACAAATTGTAAAACTTCCCCTTCAACAGTGCGGGTTTCTTCCTCTGCTATAAGCGTTGCCGTACCGCCCGACACATCAAGTTCATAGGCCGCGTCATAATAGACCCTGATAAATATGCTTTCATCCTCTGCAAAAGTAGTTCTTCCGCTGTTTCTAACTTCATCAAGTTCCGCAAACAGCAAGCCCTGTGGTTCATCTGCAAAATCACTGTCAATAACATGGACCTTGTTATATTTCTTTCTCTGTTCAAAAAATTCACCAACCATGAAGACATCAGTTGTGTCTGTAATGGTTATATCTGCGGCTGATTCATCATAGCGTGTAGGTGATTTTTCAAAATCATATCGAATTATTAAAGTGCCGTCTGTATCGGTCTGAACAACGGCCCCGGTTGCATCTGCAATTCTTTTTATAATTGAAAGCGGTGATTCTTCAGAAGATGTTAAGCGGCCAGAAGGAATTGACCAGTCAACAATTTCAAAGCTGAGATCAATATTTTGTAATGCACACAGTTCAGCAATGGCCGTGTAAGCTGTTGTTGTTCCCCATGCCTTGCTGTACGGGTCAGCATATGGAAAATCAAGCTTCTTTGTCTTTGACCTGCCCGTTACAATATATTTAGTTTTGCCAAAAGATCTATCTCGGCTTGAAGTATCAATGAGAAAATAAAAAAGCTTTCCGTTCACGTTAAAAACAATTTCATTATTTGCTTCGCACAGATCCCAGCTTTCCCTGGTTGCCAGTTCCGCACTGAAGCTATAACAATAACTGCCTTCATCACAGGCTATGTTAAATTCAAGCACGTTAAGCATCTGTCCGGCTGTTCTGATCTCAAAACTGTGTGACTGGCTGATAATTTCAGTGTTGATCAAAGAATATATTTCAGTAAATTCTTTGCTTACATCGTTTATATTTTTGATATCGTATTTTTCTATAAACTCTTTTGAAATATCAGCTGCAAGATTGTATTTTTCAGTAAAGACCTTACTTATAAGCGGTGCCAGTGCATACGTTTCAGTGAATGTTTTCTGCACCCAGGACATATAATACATTTCAGTTATGATCCGGCTGATATCGTTTCCCTTTTTCCACCGGACAAAATCATTTTTAAATATGATGTTGTCTGTATCTTTCCAGAACACATCAAACAGCACTTCAAGCTTGAAAAGAACTTCATAGCCCGATTTCTTGAACTTCCCGCCTGAAGACGGCTTATAATACACATGCTGCTGTGAAGGCGGGGCTGTGGTGGTCGTAGTGCTTGAAGTCGTGGTTGTGGTCGTTGAAGATGTGGTTGACGTGGTGCTTACCGTGCTTGTTGTACTGGCCGTTGAACTGGTTGTGCTGGTGCTACTGACCGTGCTTGTAGTGCTTGCAGTTGAAGACGTGGTTGAAACCGTGCTGGTGGTGCTTATTGTCGATGAAGTTGAAGATGTGCTGCTTGACGTGGTGCTGGTTGTCATTGAAAACGATGCACCGTAAATTAAAACATCGTCAAAATCAATCCTGTTCTGTCCGGTAACAGTTGAACCGTGGAAAACTCTTAAAATAAAATCACAAGCATCAGCCGTCCAGGTTTCGTCACTTCCTATTTGAACCCATTTTGAACCATCATGATAATAGGCTTTAAGCGTTGTGCCGGTCCTGATCAGTCGTAAAGCTGAAGATGTAAGCGTTCTGCCTGTTACGGTTGTTGTGCCATCATTTCCCAGTGCATCATTGTCATAGCGAAACCTGAATATTTTTGTTCCTGAATCCTGACCGATCCATACGGCTGCATGTTTGGCTGAATCATCCTGTGATACAATTTTAATTCCAGCAACCCAAGTTCCCGTATAATCATCAATGACATCAACATCAACCTGGATATCAAAATCACCGTCAATATCAGCGTCAAGCTGGGCTGTCTGTTCAAAATTAGCGTTGCTGTCATTGTCGAACCTGGCTTTGCTGCTTTGAATATCAACACTTCCGGACCCTTCATTAACAGTCCATTCATAACCCAGCGGATCACCGTTGCTGCCGGTATTCCAGCCCTCATAATAGGCAAACGGATACCATGTGGTAGTCGTTGAAGAAGTTGTTGACGTGCTGGTAGTGGTCAAGCCCTAACCCCCTTTAAGGTGCTGCCGTTGTCGTGGTGGTTGAAGTCGTGGTACTGGTTGTGCTTGAAGTCGTGGTTGAACTTGTTGTTGTGCTGGTAGTGGTTGCAGCGTTACCGGTTGCACCTTTTAAGATCCAGCGTTTTGTGCCGGGATTTGAATCAGGTGCTATGACAGATGGTGAATGTTCGGGAACACTGCATGAAGCGTTTAAAATATAGAAGAAAACACCTGTTGCAGTAATAGCAACGGCCATGTCATTACTGTTCAGATCGTTTCCATCAATCGCATCAAGAGCATTTGCCCCGCCCCCGGTTAAAGTCCCGGCCCCAAAGATATAATTAGCCATTATGAAGTTTCTCCTTTTGTTTGAACTTTATAGTTATTGCCGGATGCAGCGGAAGCCCCGGCAGGAACAACCCGTTTTCTCCATATAGGGGCAGCTGCAGGATGTGTCTGAAATGTGAACGTGTCCCCCTGCTGCGGGGAATTCCAACCGTTAGAATTCAAGGTGAAATACGGTTTTGTAAAATCACCGTTTGAGGGTGCAAAATTGGCAGAAGTGTTTCCGCTTGTCACGGCTCCTGTATTTGCACCGGAACAGGTAAAAGCGCCACCGGCCCCTATGGTGATTGTCCAGGTGTCTTCAATGGTTCCTATATGATCAGGTGTCACCGGATATGTTGTGGAATCAAAAACAAGTGCAGTTCCACCGTAATTATCAACACTGGCTTCAATGTCCCCGTATTCAATGACAGATGCTATATAGGTTGGTGTTGCTGCAAGATAGGCGTTCTGTAAGCTGTCACCTGCTGCAAGGGTGATGGTGACTTCATCACCGTTTTTGCTGATAGTCACGTTTTCATGATATTCTTCATTGGTGCCGTCCCCGATCCAGATGGTGTCAGCATCCCTGAAGATGGTCATTGCAGAATTTTCAAGAACACAGATAAGGGAAGTACCGCCGCCACTAACATTTGATTTCAGCGTTCCCACTCCGTATTCATCGGGGCTTGAAATATCGGCCTGTGTATCTGTTTGTGTCCCTTCAAAAAGCGTGACCCGATCATCACCGTCTGTAATCTGTGTCATGTGGATTCTGGCAGAAGAAAGCGTATCATCATCATCATTTTCAACTTTGTGAAATACTTTCCGGTACTGCGTAACACCTGACGTTCTCTGTGCTTCCGTAACGTCTGGGAAAACATTTCTGTTTGCATTATCTGTAATAGCGTTTGCAGATATTCTGCCCCCGTTTGTCGATTCATCAGACACGGTTTCTGACTTATATTCTTTAAGTTCACCAGCAACGATAGACATTGTTATTTACTCCTATAAATATATTATTGTTGCTTCTTCTTCAGACATATAGGTATTGTTATTGTACAAAATTTCACCGCCTGATGGTGGATGTTCACTTGCATAAGTATAAACCCTGAAAATCATATAAAATGATGGACCGCTAAAACCTTCCCAGGTTATTTTCACCGCTTCCGGCTGAAATCCGTTTACCCATTTTTCACCTGAATTATCAACCATAAGCAGGCTGTATCCTGCAACCTCATCAGATATTTCCCAGTAGTTCTCCGTATCGTTCCAGCTTATTATTTCAGGCGTAACGTTTGTCCAGAAAGATTCATCTGTATAATCAGCCCAGGCTGAATCAAATTTAAGTTCAATCTTTGTAATTTTCTTGTCAATACTGCCGAAAAACAAATAACCAAATTCATCAATGCCCGGTCCTTCCGGTGAACGTAAAAACAGCCAGACAGGATCTTGATCATTCGGTGCATCCCCTGACCCGGCCCGTACCATATAAGCAACATAATTATCAGCTTCATCCTGTTCTATAGCCCCATCTGCAGCCCTGCTATCAAGAGGATATTCAATGGCAGGGTATAAAGGTGGTGGAAATCCGTCATATTCACCACCGTCTTCTTCCGATAGAAAATCATCTTCCTCCTGTGACCCGTCTTCAGTCGGCATTTCTTTTTGTAGAAAAAGCGTGTATTCATCATTTGCCATTTGTAATCATTCAACTATAAATTCATCATTATCAAGATCATCATTTTCCGATCCAACATAATCATCTTTTTCAAGTTTAACCTGATGTGTTCCGACAAGAACGCCTTCAAAAGTGACCTTTCCTTCTTCATCTGTTGTGCCTTCTTTGGCGTATTCTGTGCCGTCATCAAGTTTAACGGTCACTTCTTCAAGCGGCGCTTCTGAAACATAATCAAGGATTAGAAGCGTGATGTCCTTTTCCGTTGCTCCTGCAACTTCATCTTCATCACCAACCGCTTCAACACTGACACTTGTCATATCAAGTACCGTGCTGCCGTCACTGTCCATCAGGAAAAACCAGTGTGTTGCTGTTCTGTTCGGCAGAGTATAGGTCCAGCTTTTTTTATAAAGGGCTTGTAAATAATTGACCCTTACCGTGCCGTATATCCCGTAACTATCATCTTGAATACCTATACAGCTATGACCGATCTTGTTAAGAATAGAATCAGAGTTAAAAACAGCGCCTTCTGGGGCAAGACAGGAAATTGTTCCATCTTCTGAAATTCTCACTATCGGCGTTCTGGCTGTTATGGTGTTTATTGTCGTTATTGGATATGTAAGCTGTTTTTTACTTTCCCCGCCAAAATCAACAGATTCATCAAGTTCAGCCTGTGTGCTGGTTAAGGTTGTAAAACTACCCATACCAAGCGTAACGCCACAGCCGCGCTGAAGTGTAAGGTCAGCTATCATGTCAGCCGTGACACCGTAAACTGTAATTGTGATAGTTTCCCCAGGCGTAAAATCTTCATCTTCAACAATCAGAATTCTACCTACACAGTCATTTTCTGCAACGTTGGCCTGGTTCTTTTCTAAATCTATTGTAAGCGTATGTTGTGTCATGGTGGCGGTGTCGTTGTTGTGGTTGACGTTGTTGTTGTAGTGCTGCTGGTTGTTGTGGTGGTCGTTGTGGTTGTGGTGGCGGTTGTCAGTCTTTCCTTTGCAACCAGCTTTATTTTAAGAATATATTCATCATCATCTTCCTGTTCTGCCTGTGGGACAACCGGCTTCACATCAAGAACCGGTGCATCCCAGTGACGAAACCTTACAGTAAAGCTTCTGCCATCATGTAAGACAAGGGTCAGTTCTTTTCCGCGTATATCAGCCCAGCCTTTCAGGGTGTCAAGATCGGCTTTTGTAATCCATGCATCTTCATCTGTAAGGGTAATAGGCATACCGGCATATCCGGACACCTTTGATTCTTCAATCACGTTCACGCCCTGCAGTGTGTATTCCTGTGATGATACGTTCCCGGTCCATGCATATTCATCAATCCATACACATTCATAAGGAAGCGTAACCGTTGTTGCTCCGTCTGATAGCGTTATACTCATGTTGCATACCCCGCTTCTTTAAGTTGCCGTACAAACTGCTTTGCAAGATCAGGACTGACCATTGCAGGAAGTGAAGACTCACCTATTCTGATATTCAGTTCCCCCAGCTTTTGAGAAGATCCGGAAGAAGGCTGTATAGATTCATGATGCACCATGCCACCGTCTGCAAACCGGTGAACCATTGCCGGAAGGTTGAAATTATTGACTGCATCGAGAAAAGCAGAACCAAATGTTGATTTAATACGGTCAACGGAAGATTTCTTAACAACATATTCTCCGGCTGTCAGCATGGCCGGAACGTTATCAACCCCACCTTCCCCGGTAACATGACCGCCTTTCGCAAACCTTGTGGCCCCGCCTGTTCTCTGGGCTTTAAGCTCTGCCATGCGGGTTTCCCATTCCCGGCGTTCATTCTCAAGGTCATTAAGCAATTCTTCCCTGTCAATCTGAAGGTCTGTAATCTGCTGTTTCATGTCATTCTGCACGTTCATTGCATCTGTGGTGGCCCTTACAGCTGCAGCACTTACAACGTCCCGGTGATGTGACAGGTCTTCAGTGTAGCCTTCAGAAGCCGTGCTTTTTGCCGTATTTGACTGATTCTGAAGCTCTTTTAAAGCTGCATCATTTTCAGATGTCAGCCTGTCAACTTCTTCCTGGGAAGCGGAAAGGATGTTTCTTGCGTAACTGATCATGGCCGGATTGTAAAAGGTGCCGGTCTTCTCCATAGGAAGTTCAGGGCCCCCGGTCCATTCATTGCCTTTCTCATCAAAGAAGCTATGCCGGGCCCCATAAGCGCCGTATGTTCCTCTGAATTTCTTTTCCCATTCTTTTGCCAGGGTGAACGTTTCCGTTCCTTCGTCACTGAAAAGCTTTGCATCAGATAACATGCTCTGCCATGACGAATCAGAAGACTTTTTAAACATCTTTTTGGCTTCGTTAAAGTTAATCACTTCAAACCCGGTTGCAGGCTGTTTGCTGTTCCAGTCCTTTATGTGTTGGATATTTTCCTTCAGGTTCCCCTGTATTTGCTCCTGTGCTTCAACAGCTTCTTCATATGTCCTCATTACCTGTGCCTGTTCTTCACGTATCTGTTCAATAGTTGCTTTATATTCCTCCATCACGGTTTCAAGCTGTGTCTGCAGGTCTTCTGCAAGGTCAACAACATCATCCTTTTCACTTCTAAGAAGCGTTACAAGTTCACTGTTTCCCGCATCCCCGGCCTGAAGGATCATGTCATCAAAATGAGTTCCCAGGTCTGATTTTTTTGTTTTCAGGTTTTTAAGAATTGACTGCATCTTGCCTATAGCGTCTTCAGGCGTTTTTGCTGATAGAATAGAAGCCCCGTTTCCATCAGGTATGATTGAACTGTATTTCTGGCTTATGCCGCCTTCATGCGTGGAAATTCCCAGAGTCTTTTCATTAAAGGCTGTAATTTTGCTTTCAATATCTTCAATCTTCCTGAGAATTGCAGGGTTCTGTTCATACCGGTCATATGAACTTGCAGGCCCACCTGTTGCAAAACGCTGAATAGCTTTTCCTACTGCAACAATGCCGCCCAGAGCAAACCCGGGAAGCGCTTCAACAGGCATTTTCATTGAATTAAGTGCTGAAAACAAATCAGGACCATACTTCTTGACAGCATCTTTCTTTACAACGTATTCCCCGGCCATAAGCATTGCAGGAATATTGTCTTCCTGGCCGTCACCGGGCAAATGGCCGGCACGTCTGGGAAATATCTGACCGCCTGAAGCCTTTTCTTCTATGGTCTTAACGCGGATAACCTTTGTCTGATCAGCTGCAAGCCTGTCAAACTGACTTTGAAGGGTTTCAACATCGGGATCTATATCAACATTTAGCTGTTTCGGATCACCAAGCACTGATTCAATACGTGATTCCAGTTCATCAAGTGCTGTTTTATAGCCTGATTCAACTTCTTTGGCGTTATCCACCTGCTTTTTGCCTACTTCCTGCGTTACCCGTAAAACATCTTCAAGTCCTGATTCCTGTATTTTAAGGGATTCTTCAATACTGCGCTTCTCAACTTCCCGGCCGTGAACAGTTTCTTCAATAGCTTCATTCTGCTGTTTGTAAAGATCCCTTGCTTCATCAAGAAGATCCATAATCTGCTGTTCATAGGTTACAGCGTCTTTCTGTGCCAGCTGCCGCGCTTTAAAGACAAGTTCATCGGCCCGTTCCGTTTCCTGAATTGCTTGCTGGTACTCTGACAAGCCCTGTGTCCGGACCCCCAGAAGATCAGCTTCAATGTCCTGAACTTTGGAGCGCCATTTACTTTCAACTTGTTCGGTGTTTTTAACTGCATCCTGATATTTTGAAAGAGCGTCAAGCCTGAGATCGGAAAGCCCGTTTTCAGATTCTTTCAGCTTTTCCCTGGACTTTTTGTATTCATCTGCTTCTTCTCCGTACAGCTGTTTTGCAACCGCTGTCTGATTTTGTAGAAGCTGAATAGTCTTTTCTATCTGCTGTGATTTAAGGGCTATAACCTGGGCTTCAATTTCTTCCTGTGCCTGTTTTTCTTCCATTCCTGCCAGTTTCGCGGCCCTGATCTGGTCTTCATAGATACCGTCAATCTTTTCCCCGTAATCTTGCCAGCCCTTTTCTAGCTCTTTCAGGGTCTTTTCAATTTCAGCCTTTTTCTTTGCTTCCGCTGCCCGGTTCACTTCAACAGATTTATTTTTAACCTCTGCTTCTGTCTGGCCGGTCTGTTTGATCTCTGCCCTGACACGCTGGTTGATAGCTATTTCTTCATTTAAAGCGTCAATTTTGGCCTGTTGTTTATCGGTTGACAGGCCAAGGAAATTTTTGATAGTCGCTTCAATCTGATAATCAAGCTTTGTCAGCCTTAAAAACAGTTCTTCAAGATATGATATTGTCAGTTGCGCCCCACGCTTAACAGCGTCAAACTGGTTCAGGAACTTTCCTATTTCAACCCCGGCCAGAAGCGCACCGATAACGCCAAGCGCTGATTTTGTGGCAACCTCCAAACCCTGCATAGCAAGGGTGCTGCCTTTTGTGGCTATGGTTAGTGTTTTAAGCCATTTGATGAAAGTTCCTACCATCTGTGCCACGTTAACGGCTTTCAACCCTACCCATGTAGCAACAAAGGCTTTCATTAGAAAGATGATTTCAGGAAGGAATTCTTTTAGGATCTGAAAGGACTTGACAACAGTATCAACAGCATCATTTACTTTCTGCTTGATAAGCTCCTTGTTTGCTTCCATCCAGCCCTTAAAGCTGGCCGTTACATTTGCAACAACATCTTTCAGTGTTTCAAAAAGCGTTGTATCTGAAAGGACCATTACCTGAAACTGAAACCATGCATCTGACATCATGGACAAAATACCGGTCCAGTTTCCGGCAAGATCCTGTGTAGCGCCTTTAAATTTACTAAGTGGATCGTTCCATGCTTCTATCAGGCGTTTTCTGGTTTCATCAGCAGAATATGACACCCCGGCCTGAAAGCCCAGCATGGCCGTTATGCCGCGTTCCCTGAACAGATCAGCTGACGCTGCCCCGGCTGAATACATACGGACAACCTGTTCTGTTGTCTGCTGGATAGAAAGCCCTGACACAGCGGCAAGATCACCTATAAGCGGTATCCACTGTTTAACCTCATCAACCCCGCCCTTCATCACACCGGATAGCTGTGTTGCAGCGCCCATTATCTCTTTATACTGAAAAGGAACTTCCCCGGCATATTTGGACATGTCCTTAAACAGCCGGTTCGCTTCGGCAGTAGAGCCCAGAACAGCTTTAAGGCGTGTATTATAGTTTTCCGCTTCAGATGCAGCTGACAGGAAATCCTTTGCAATAAAGCCTATTGCTGACCCTGCAATTACGGTTTTCAGGTTGATAAGGGATTTTGAAACAGCTTTTGCACGTTTCTCAAAGGTGGTAAGGTTGGTATTTGCTGTTTTAAGAGCCTTGGAAGCAGCGTCTTTAACAGCAACAAGAATTTCAATGGTCTTATCAGCAGCCATTTTCTTTACTTCCTTTTTCTCTTTTTCTTCCAGTCGTAATTCGGTTTGTGGCACATTTGCCGGGGAAGGCGTTTTCTTTTCACCGGCTCTGTGGTTTTAAACCGGCTCTTTGACGTGAATTCCTGCCATCCCTTTTTGTCGGAATGGAAGGCAACCCTGCAGGCATAGGCAAGGTTTACAATTCGTTCATTTTCAAGTTTGTGATGTGTTTTTACAGCTTCTAAGAAAAAAGAATAGCCGTAATCAAAGCAGTTTACATGACCTGCTTCAATGAGTCTACAACATGCCCTCTGAAGCCCTGAATAATTTGTTGCTGAAGTTCTTCCAGTACCTTGTCGAGTCCCAGCTGGCCCAGCATTGAAAAAAAAACAGAATTCACTTCTTTGAAGGCTTCATAAATTTCTTTAATTTCGGAAGGCGTAAAATCCTTAAAATCTTCAAATGTTAGATCATCTGTTGTAAGGGGAAGAATTTTTGATGCAAGGGCCAGGAATCCGGCCGTGTCTTTTGCATCAGATATGGAAAGACCGTCAAAGAACTGCAGGACATCTTTTACCCGCAGTTCCTTGACAGTTATTTTTTTCTTTTCAGTCGCGTCATTTTTAATGACTTCAAGCTCAAGCGTCTTACTCTTTCGCATAACCTACCCTTCTATCCGTAAAACTTACGGGGGAGCAGTGGTTGTGGTGGTTGTCGTTGTTGTGGTCGTGGTTGTGGTGACAAATTCCACATAGCCCAGGGGATAAAGCGTATGATCGTTGTAGCTTGACAGCAACCCTTTAGCAGTCATTGCCATGCTTGCCCAGTCATCACCGATAAAGCTGTACGCACCGTTAGGGGTAAGCTTACAGCGCGGCAGGAAGACCTTGTAATTTTCGCCTTCCTCATTGTCGCTGACAAAGTAAACTGAATATTCAACGGTAGAGTCCTGCAGAATATTCAACTTCCTTGACCCGGTCTGTGATGCCATAAGGAACATTTTGAAATTAGCAACACTGATTTCATCAAGCGTGATCTGGGCTGTGAACCCTTTGCGCAGCGTGGCTTCTTTGTCAAGGCTTTTTGCCTTTGACCGGGAAGAAAAATGTTCAAGAACTTCTTTTGTCGGCTCCAGGGAAAAGTCCGGACAGTTCCCAACATCAGTTGTAGGCGGGAAGGAAGGCGGTGTTGAACCTGTCCACGGGTCAATATAAAGAATCCCTGAACCCAGACTGTATAACTCTGTATCGTGTGGTGTTGCTACTGGTGACATTGTATTTCCTCCTTAACTCCGGTTAATTTCATATTTGTACTGAATACGGAAGATTACACCTTCCATATTGATCAGCCTTACAAAGTCTTTCTGGTTTGTCCCCTGGGGTATCTGAACAACCGTTTTCCCTTCAAGTGTTAACCCCCCTGTTCCCAGCTTTTGAATTAAAAGATCCCGATCAAGTTTAGCTTCTGTCTTTATGTAAACCTGAACATTTACAACATGAACACCTATAGTGTCTTTTCTTGATGATTTATGCCCTGAAAGCGTTTTTCCATATTGAATTTCAGAAACAGGAAAAGCAAAAATGATTTCATCTGATTCAACGTCCGGATATACATTGCTGATCAACCTGGTTAAATGCGTTTCTATGGCTTCATCAATCATACGGCCCTGAAGCTTAAAATAGGTGTTTCAGTGTTTTGGTTCATGTAGTCCCTGACAACATTTTTTGCCCGGTCTACCCAGGCTTTAGAATCCTTTTCCCGCTGTTCAGCGTTTTTAAACTGGAAATCCATTTCGCCAACTTCCTTTTGAAGCGTTGTTACGCCTTCAGTGAAAAAAGAATTTGCAGAAAGAAGATAAAAAGACATTGTGATACAACCTTCAGCAATTTTGCATTTTGCAATTTTGGTTGAATCATCACTGTCTTCATAGGCGCCTATCCAGTCTTTTAGCCTGTATGCAGCTTCGGTTAGATGTGGCTGAAGCAGAGAATCGGCAAGCTTCGTTGAATCAGGAAGCTTGCCAAGATCTCTAACTTCACTCAAAGATGCAAGGGGCATACAATGAACCTTTTGTTAAACGATTTTTGCAACGATAATGCAGCCAGGACGTTTGAGAACCGGAAGCTGTCTGGTTTCAACAAAAATCCACCGGCCTGACGGATCGTTTTCAATCCATGACTTGCTGAAAAACGGCTGTGTGTATGTCTGGCCGCTTTCCTGAACGATAGGAGCATAGGGCAGATCAACGAAATCATCACAGACACCCACAAGAACAATCTGATCAGAATCAATGAACCGCTTCCGCGTACCTGAAGAATTAATCCATGACCCGGTATATTCCATGATGTTCACTTCAGCCAGAAGCTTCAAACGGCCATCATCTGAAAGTTCTGTTCCGCGCTCGTATTTCAAAAGATCAAGAACATCAGCATGAACAAGAAGCGCATCCATAACTTCATGGCCTATCCACATATCCCAGCTGATAATATTTGCGTATGAATCATCTTCAATGGTTCGCTTCCATGTGCGGATCTGATTGATAGGGTCAGAATTTGCCGATGTCCAGAGATCATCACCGGTTTTTGTCTGTCTGTGGCCGCTGGCAAGATTGTAATCAACAATGACCGTTTTCAAGTTGGATTTATAGATCTTGCCTTTAAGCGCCTGTGCAGCCCAGAATTCAAGGGTCCGGTTTGTGACGTTCAGCATATCCTTTTGTTCCCTGGCAATACGCTGGCTCATCAGTTCTACTGCCTGCTGTGATCCGAAACGCCTTATAGCGTTCACTTCTGCAGCGGTAATGTGGCGCTTCTGTGCAATGCGTGGCGCTTCAAGGGTTACGGTTGACCGCCCGGTTTTATCGGTCACGGTTGCCGGGGATTCTATACTGATATTGTCAAGAACCCCGGTTCCACCGGTAATGATGTCCCAGGCCAGCCGGTCGGTGATTTCGGAACGGCCCTTCCCTCTGAAATAGCGGTTGTAAAGAACCGTAGAGGGATCAACCATTTTGTTGACTGAGGTTGTAAGGGTCCTGATTTTAAATAAATTATCCATGTTCTAATTCCCCCTTATTTGAGGTCGTTATTTTTGTACTTGTTGATGAACTGTCCATTATCAATTTCCTTTACCTACCTGCCTATCACGGAGGCGGCGTGGTGGTTGTGGTTGAAGATGTAGTTGAAGTCGTCGATGTCGTTGAAGTCGTGGTTGTAGTTGAGGTCGTGGTCGTGGTCAAGTTGGTGCTGAAGTCATCGTCAATAATGATACCCTTATCCTGCAGCGCAAGAATATGAACATCTTTCTGGTGACGTGTTATTCCGGAAGGCCAGGTCAGATCATCACCATGATACTTCCCGATAAAACACGCCTGTGCGTTCTGTTCGGCGGTGCTGTCATCAACATCTTCTTCAAGTATTGCCCTTGCCGTTCCGGTCCCGGTTCCACCACCCTGAACAAGCTGTTCGTAATCAAGTGTGGTGGTGTTCAGGGCAAGGATTGTACCGCGCACAAGATCACCACAGCTGGGCTTCAGGGTGATTTCTTTCTGAATATGAAATTCTGAAGCAACCAGGTTGTTCTGAACCGTGGTGTCTGTGGTTTCGGTAATGCCTAAATCTCTGGTGCTGTTTGTTGCCATTGTTTATCCCTCCCCGTTTGCCTGTTTTGCGATTGCAGCCCCCAGTTCTTCACACTTCTTGATTTCATCGGGATTGTTCGGGTCACCGTCATCCTGATTGCTGCCGGGGCTGGCCTTCTCGATCTTCTCGATTTTTGCACCGATATCCTTGATCACCTTCAGTTCCGGTACAGCAGCTTTCAGGACAGTAGCCATTTCCTCTTTTGTAAGGGGCTTCGGTAATGCTTCCACCGCCTTTTTGATTCCGGCCGCAATGGAAGTATCAATCATTTCCTGAACTTGCTCTTTCGTAAGGTCTGACATTTGTGTATCTCCTTTGTTTATTGTCGATTTGATAATGTTGGTTATTTTTTCAAGCAGGGTTTCTGCATTAAGGGTTTCATCAGCTTTCTGAACATGCTTATCAGCTATCCCGGCCATAGAAAGACCGCCAAGTTTTCCTTCCCTGGCTTCTTTTTTAAGGTCTTCATCTTCAAGCTTGATTCCAACGGCCCAACTGCCCTCTTTCTCTTTCGGGAAAAGTGAATCACCTTTACGAATCAGCCAGCTTTCAGCAACAAAAGCGCCTTCTTCCGGTTTGAAATTATGCTGCTTGTCAACATTCAGCATGTTCAGGCTTTTCATAAAATCATAAGCTGACTGTTCAATTTCCTCTTTCGTTGTGAATTCACCCTGGCTGTCAACTTCATCCGGCGCGTAAACGATGCCGTAAACCATGCCCTTTTCATCTGAATACTTTTTTATGGGAACATTCCACTGTTGTGCATCATCATCTGAGGATTTGAAGATGATCTGCTTTTTGTTTGCGCCTTTTCTGACAAGGCTTATAAAGCTGACCCTGATATTTTTAAGAAGTGTGTTCGGCATGTTTAAACCCTTTACATTTTTTCACCGTTTTTATTCTCGTATAGAAAACGGATACCTTTCACTTACAGCTTATTCATAGAAAATACCTTTCAGTCAAATAGTTCTGTTCTATATAGCGGTATATAGCCAAAAACTTTATAAATACTGCAAATAAAGGCTATATAGCGTTATTTAGCCTTAAACCTTTTGCTATCTGATTTTAAAAAGGGAAAAATACTTTTAGGAAAACCGGCAATCCTTTAAGGAGATAACCATGTCAAAGAAAAGAAAAAACAAGGACCGCACCCTAACAAGCAGTAATGCTTTTGGCGGGGCAAAGGTTGTATACGTTGCAAAGAAGCAGGAAATTAAAAAAGAGTCAAAGCAGAAAGAATTAAATGACGGCTTTGTTGTCGATCATCCGGAAGATGCTGATGGTGATGATAAGTTCCAGTATTACACAAACCTTACCGGCTTCAATTCCTATCATGCCAGGTGTTTAAGGGTGCTGACTGACTGCACCGTTAACCTGGGGATTAATTTCATGGCAGAAGAAGGGGCTGTGAAAGATATCACAAACAGGTTAGCCATTGTGAATATTTACGGCCAGTCATTTGCTGAAGTGCTGGCAAGAACCTGTCTGGACTACTTCACAACCGGTAACGGCTATCTTGAAGTTGTGCGGAACCGTGCGGGAGAAGTTCAGGAATATTATTACTGCCCTTCAACCCTGACCTATGTTTATAAGAGAAACAATGCAAAGGGCGCTTTCCAGTATCAGAATGAAGACGGCAGTTCAACAGATTTTTATCCTTATATCCCAGAAGACACAAGATCAAACAGCATTATTCATTTTGCCAACTACACCCAGGAAAACCGTCATTATGGCCTTCCTGACTGGCGTGGGGCTGTAAAGGACATAGAACTTGAATACTATGCAAAGCTTTATAATAAAAAGTTCTTTGTCAATTCCGGAATACCTGAAGTTGCCATTGTTGTTGAAGGTGGTAAGTTTGATAAAGATGTTGAAGACGCAGTTATCAGCTTTTTCCAGACAAATATAAAAGGTGTTGAAAACGCACACAAGACGCTTTACCTTCCTATCAATGATAAAGATATTACAGTTAAATTTGAAAAGCTTGAAATGGACCGGACCCGTGACGGTGACTTTGATAAAATGTCTGCCAGATGCCGGGATAATATTGTTTCAGCACACGGTGTCCCGCCCCGGCTGGTCGGTATAGTTGTAAGCGGATCTCTGGGGGGAAGCGGGGAAGTTGAAGGACAGCTGAAAATATTTCAGGAAATAAACATTTCACCCAGACAGGAAATGTTCAAAACAAAGCTTCTGCCGGTGATCCGCGAAATGGGCTTTGAAATAGAGGATATGCAGTTTGTAAAGCTCAATACACAGATACAGGAAAAACTGTCTACAAAGTTAAGGCTGCTGACAGGTGGAAAACAGATCATGCGGATTAATGAAGCCAGGGAAGAATTAGGGCTTGAACCGGATGATGAACTGTCACGGCAGGACACAACAGAACCGCCAGACACCGGAAACCCTGAAGACAAAGAAAAGAAACTTGTCGACAGTCTTGAACAGATAAGGAAATCTTTGTAATGCCCCTTGACGCTAATAAAATTGTTCTTCTTATTGGTGAACGGATCAGGGATAAAGCAGCTGACAATATCCCTTACAGGTCCGGTGATGCCAGGAAATCACTTGACGTGAACCTTGTTGGTGAAGGTATAGCTTCTGTCGGCGGTAATCTGGTTTATTTAAGAGCCCTGCACGATGGTAGGCCAGCAATCACAATAAAGCCTAACATATCAATCAACCCGCCAAAAGGAAACCGGAAACATCAAGATCCGAAACGTGCAAGGCTAAAATTTCAGATCGGTTCTAAAACGGTTTTTGCAAAACAGGTGAAACAACCGGCCAGAAAGGGAAATCCTTTTTTAAGAAATGCGGCTGAAGATGTTCAGCGTGAAGGGTTTGATTTTCTGGATAGCTATTTATCTCAAGTTGTTGAAAAGGACGTGCTAAAACAGATAAAAGGTAATATTAAGATTAAAATAAATATTTAATCAGATTCAAGAAACTGCTTTTCCTTATCATCTAACACCCGCGTTCCCGGTCTTGCCATAAATTCAACAACAGTAATCGTTCTGCAGCCGAAATGATATGGTGGAAGGCCAAGCTTCCCGGCCTTAATCTGACTGTTCACTTTCTGCTGTGAAGAAAGTTTTTTCTTTGCATCTTTATCCGAATACATCGGCCAGAATTTTTTGATTGCTTCCTTGTCGTGTTTTTTAGCAGCCTTGAAATAATTATCAACCTGTTTTCTCAAATCCTTAACAGATATAACCTGACCGTGTAACCGTCTGCAAATTTCGGTTGTCCTGTCATCAAGAATAGCCTTCACCCTGACAACTTCAGCCCCGGCCTGTTCATACCCTGTAACCCTGCCAATCTCTTTTGTCTTGGTAATCATGTGATCTGCTAACAGGTTCCAGTAAGCATCACTTTTATTAAAGATGATTCCAAGTTCTTCTTTCAGCTGCCAGTAAACCTCTTTTCTTGAAGACTGGCCCTTGAAAAAATCGTTCAGGATATTATCAATTTTCTTTTGAACATCGTCACTGTAATGATCCCCGATCCAAAACATTGTATCATTTGCAACAGTATCAAGGGCTTTCATATCTGCAAACGTCCAGGCAAAGGACAAACCGCTTCCCTTCATCCCGGCCCTGGCACCCTGCATGTAAGCTGCTTCTTCAACTTCAACAACACGATCACTAACAAGATCGGCAAACGGAACGCCCAGCCGGACAGACAGCTTTTCACTTATCCGGTCAAATTCACTTCTTGTAATTGCGCCTTCAAGACGTTGGATTTCATTTAACGCTTCAATAATGGCTTTTCTTGTCTGCTGGTTCCACTGCTGGGACAATACACGCTTCATTTCATCAATCAGCTTTTCAACAGCCAGCTTTGATTTTGCCTTAATTACGGTGCTGTTAAGCAAGGCTTGTGTTGTTTCGTGCATGGTTCATTCCCCGCGTTTTCTTCATCAATGGTTTCAGTAGTTTTAAAATGATTCCCGCATTTCTGACACATTCGTATTCTGATAATCGTCTTGTCGTATCGGATGGTTTTGATCACAATGCTTTTGTTTGTTTTGCACTGTTCACAGAGCATGTTATTTACTCCTTTATATAATCAACTTCAAAAGCTACCGGCAAATAGCCCAGCAGTTCAACAGCCTTTTCAACACTGCGCTTCTGCATATAGCTTTCAGATGTGACCCAAATAATTTTACCATTTGGGCTTTTAATCCTTGCCCTGTAGCTACCCTGCTTGTCTTTGAAAATTTCTATCTTCATTACATATCCCCTTTTTGTCTTTTTCATATTGTAAATACCACCGAACAAACCGGCTGACCCCTTCATGAAGTTTTGTTTTAGGCTCCCAGTTGTAAAGCCTATTCATTAAATC